AAACCGTAGTACGAGTTAGAGTAGTGCCAGAAGTTGCATATGTGCCTATACCTACTTCCCACTCGCTAGTTCCTTGTCCTGCAATACAGTAGAAAGTGGTATTAGTATTCCCGATTACAGCAAAGGATTGAAAGCCAGAAGCAGCTCCAGCAAGCGTAAATACGCCATTACCTGAGGTGGTGGAAGTCTCTTTTACTCTGTCAGCTAAGATGAGTGCCATATGTCCCTATTATGGTTGAGTTTTAATCACTTGCCAACCACCTGCATCCGAAGTATTTATTGTACCCCACGTTGTGCTTTCTGAAGTATTTACTGTACTCCAAGTCGTTGTCGCGGCAGTGTTTAAATTAGCCCACTGAGATGAATCAGCAGTATTTATTGTATTCCAGTTGGTAATTTCAAAGTCATTGATTAGCTCCCAAAGAAGCCTTCTGGTAGGAGAATCTAAGCCTTGAGCAAATTCATTAATTGAAGCTATAAAGTCCGCCCCGGCGGATGTAGCCGAAGAAGAGTTAATCAGTTCCTGTATGCTCGAATGGAACTCCGCCATACTTTCAACGGAATCTGAGGCAGAAGCTCCATCATTAATAAACCCATTAAGGTAGGCTAATGCCGCTGCAATATCAGACGCAGTTGCTGACTCTTGTACAACAGAGGTGTGGTACTGACTTGAAGAGACTTGGTCAGCGCCTGTAGCGGATTCATTTATATTGGTTGCAAACACCTCTATTGCGGATACTTGCTCAGACGCTGTTACCTGCTCTGCTATATCAACTCCAAATGTAGCTAGACCCCCTACAACATCAGAAGCAGAGACAGTCTCTGTAACAGCTGAGTTCATTTCAGCTATAGCACCCACTGTATCAGCGGCAGTTACTGACTCTAATATAGCGCCGTTTAGTTCTACTATCGAGGATACTTGATCTTCTGCAGTAGCAGATTCTTGTATTGACCGTGGGAATGTAACCGATGAGGATGTTTGGTCTGAAGCTGAAGTAGCCTCATCTATAGCTGAGTTTAGATCAGCAGCCGCAAGCACAGCATCTGCCGCAGTAACTGACTCGCTTATTGCTGTAGAAGTGGCAGGGTTTGCCGCAATAGAGTCTGACGCAGTTACGCTTTCCTGTATCACACCAACAAAGATTGGAGCAGTAGAGACTGAGTCTGATATAGAAGCTGATTCCTGTACCAAACTCCCAACGCTATAACTAGATGCTACTTGATCCGAAGCTGTTACAGACTCAGCTATAGCTGATGAAAAGTTTAGTACTGCTGCAATAGCATCAGAAGCAGAAGCTGACTCGCTAACTTCAGCGTTAAGAAAAGCTCCTGCTAGTGATGCAAATGGTGCAGCAGCAAATGATGAGATTCCAAACACATTACGCTTCGGTCAAAGCAGCTTCTGGGAACCAGCGGTTTTGTAAAACTCCGTCAGCATCAGTCCACTCGATATGGTAGAAGAACTCTCCATCTTCAGTCATACGAAGTGCTTGTACCGGACCTTGAGGATCGGTTGCTTGAACTTTAACAACCTGACCCTTAGTAAATTTAGTTGCCATTTTTATATCTCCTTATGCAGCATCAAGGCTAAATGTGTAAGTAACATTCAAGGTATCGCCAGCAACTACAGCGCGATCACCGGGGGACTGGAAGTCAGAAGCCGAGAACAAAGTACCCACCGTACCAGTAGCTACAGTACAAAGAAACGCGCCAGCAACAGTACCACCGGGGGCAGTAATAATAAACGCATTGGGCGCGCCTGAGTTATCAATCACTGAAGGGTCCGCAGTAGTTGCCGTGCCAAAAGTTACAGCCTGACGATTACCTGTGTAGGTTGAGTACTCAGTCCATCCAGCGTGTGAAGCCAAGGTATCTGCTGCAGCAATGGTTGTGCCTGAGCCGGGACCAGTAATCAGACCTAGATACCAAGCTGCGGTGTAGGCAGATCCAGAGAAGTACTTCGCGTTCATGTCTTTAAGCCCTACATTAACAACCAGATTTGGGTTCTTTTCTTCCCACTTCAGGTTGCCATCTTGACCAAAACATTGTATCGTGAATACACCAGCGCCACCGGCAGTGGAAGTTGTTGCCCCGCCTAGCAAAGCACACGCGCCTACTTTGTCTACAGATTTAGCTTTGTTTGAAATCATTTGAAACTCCTTTAGGAAAGCCTAATAATTGCTGAAGTATTGGAAGCGGCTGGAAATTGTACTTGGAATACCGTAGTTGAGATCTTGTCCGAACCAAAATCTAAAACACAAACCGCTGCACCACCAACCTTATAAATAAGCGCTCCACGAGCGGTCAATGCACTTGTCCATGAGGTATTAGCAAAGGTGATGAATGCAGTCCCGTCCAGTATGCTCAAGGTTGGAGATAGTACATTGCCACCGGCAGTATACCCACTTGCCACAACCTCTCCAGATGCTGTGTAAGCAGCGGTATCCTGATCAAGAGTTGCCGCGTTGGTATACAGCGCTATCTTAAATACGTTTGTTGTGCCAACGCCAAAATCGAAGTTCCCATCAAGAACTCCTGATTTAAATACGTCACAGGTAAAGTTTCCAGTAAATGGCATTATTTAACCGGTATCCGTACTTGCCCAGACCTATAGGCATCCTGTCTTTCCATTCCATCACCCAGACGTTTAGCTAGTGCCAATGCTTCATTATATCGAGAAACATAATTTTCCATAACGTCTTTGTCTGACTTCATGAACGCTGCTGCTTCTAGCATTGCGCCATAAAGCAAGACTGTATCAAAGTTATCCCCAAGCCATGTTGTAGTGGCAGTAACGATTGACTCAGGGTAGTAATAATAATGAAGCTCTACGTCATACGCCAAGTCAGGGGTTGGTCCAAGAAGAAAGCTCAACTCATTTGTTACAATAGCTGGATTCGTATTCGTTGTTGTGGGTCCAAATAGAGCGTAGTACTCCGGCTTTCCAGTATCAGTCTTAACAGGGTAAGCAGCTCGTATAAAATTAACATCCTTGTTAAGCAAGAAATCATACGCATCAGTGACTGTGTCTATAACAGCCATTGAGTAAACTGCCAAAAAATCTGATGGAGCTGACAGATATTGATTATTAGCAGTTAATACCCCAGTGACGTTCTTCCGTATGGAAGGGAACTGAACACTGTTATATATCCGCTGCTCTGCCTGATCAATAAATGTATTGATCTGTTCGGCAGACGTAAAGCTACTGACTGTTTGTGGAAACTCATTCTCACAATATGCCTTAATCGTCTGCGATAGCTCCGTGTAATCCATTAGCCCATCTTCTTCGAGTGACCAGTGCCTTTAGTAGCGGCTCCAGTGCCACGAGTCTTCTGGGTCTGTGTGTTAGGGATATTGTTTGGATATCCGTTATCCTTCTGCACAGGGACTGACTTAGGGTCTCTATATATGCTCATATTCCTTCCTTTTTTACAGGACGAACTGGCTTCTTTTGATTAGCCACTTTAGCTAGACCGCGACCCAGCTTCTTCATTTGTTCGTTAGTCTTTCCGCCTTTTGCCATTTTAAGCTCCTAAGTTGTAACTACTGTTACTGTTCCTAGCTGAAATGATAAAGCTAGATAGTTTGGTGTTAGCCCCACATCGTTTGCTCTAGAACCTCCAACAGGAGCAAAGCCCCACTGGATAATTCTGCTTCCGCCTTCAGGATAGCCGTTTTCATCAACAGCCGTACCAGATCCATTAACCAATTGTAACCCGCTATTACCAGACTGCAAATAGCTTAAATCCTTTCTAGGATTCCTTACAGCCTGCGGATCATCAATTGGATACATCCCCAGTTGTAACTGAGGCTGATCCGGTTCCCAGCACTCAGGACAAACTATCACATTAACCTGCTTTGTCTTGATGATCAAAGCCTTTAGCTGCGTTAGCTTGAACCTAAATCCGCATCGATCACACTCCGCAATCGAGTTCTTGGCGGATGCAAACCTATTACCCACTAACGTAAGCCCTGCGAGGAACAAACCTCACTGGAGACTTGTCTCTATCTTCTTCAGCAGCAAACTTCCATTGCTCTTCGTACTGGTCCTTTAGGGACTGTATGCGGTCTGGAGCTATCTTAACGGCGAGGTAGTATGCCAAGCCAGCAATCAGGCAGGTAAGGAACCTAAAGGGTATGTCTTGGGTGTTAATACCGTTGCCTGCGTCTTGTATCCTGCGTAAACGCCAGTAGACGAATGTGTAATAATTGCTCTGATCTGGGGCTGGATATACATAGATCTGAGGATGGTCTACACCCGTAGTAGGGTCTGTGCCTTCTGGTCTGCCACCTATTGGGTAGGTGGCTCCTGACTGGCGGTTAACCCACAATTGAATAGGACGACCAGTTGAATTCTTGTTAGGGATGGTTGCGTATGTGGATACGCTAATACGGGTTATAGACAAGTCCTGCTGACTCGAACCCGTTCCTACCCTTGTTACATGTTCTAGAAGATCTATCGTATCAACAGGCAGATTGTATGAGACCTGATTAAGAACTAGCGGTATCTCACCTTCTTCAATCGTCCACAGGTTTATCCCCCGGTTAGCCCATTCGACCGTCAGGAGGTTTAAACTGCGTCTTGCTGTACGGATATCATAACCAGTGCGTAGCTCTGTCCCGCAGCGCTCAAACGCTTCCTCAATGATGTTAGCGAGGTCTAGGTTAGATGATGCTGTGCCTGATGTGGTCATTTAGCATTTCCATGCCCGAAGGCTTTTGTTTATGCGGCTATTGGGATCATTTGCCGTCTTAGCGGATGTCAGCTTCTTTTTCATGCCAGACATTCTGGCACAGAATGACTTCTTGCGGCTTCCACCTTCTGGTTGCGGAGCCTTCAATCCGGGCTTACCGGGGTTAGCTGCGTTATATGAAGCCCTGCCTTTGGCGTTTAAACCGCCTTTCTCAGACTTGCCTTCTTTGCGCGTCCATGCAGGAGTTTTAGCCATTATCTGTACCTTGCTGTTTTCTTTGCAATAGTCTTAGGCTGCGCCACAAACTGCTTGCCTGCCGCTTTACCTGCACGTTTTGCCCGGGTAGTTGCTGCGTACTCCGCTGGGCTTAAAGACTTTATTGCCGCCTTTGGAAGGTATCGCTCACCTGTATCAGAAGACTTTTTACCACTTTTGGTCGTCCAATCTTGCTTACCCCAGTCTTTCAGGGATTGCTGTGGCGCTTTCAATCTTTATACCCCCCACCTGCAGCCTTATACTTCTTGGCTACAAGTTGTGCTTTACGGGCAGACCATTGCCCTGCGCCTGTTCCTTGGGTTGCTGCGGCTTTTACTTGAGACAAAATCTGCTTACGCAAACTAGGCTTTGTGTAATTACCAGCAGCATTAACCTTTCCACCGTTCTTATACAACGTAACAGGCTCATTGCCATCACGCTTCTTGATCTTACGGATCTTGGCTGGGCTAATAGCACCCATCCCACGACTTGGCAGCATTAGATAATCCGTCCACCCTTGTTAAGCAACCTGCCTTTGGTACGACCGCGTTGAGCAATTCCATCAGCAGAACGAACAAAGCCACCAGCTTTAAGACCAGCGTGGGCTTTGGAAGCGGGTTTAGCAGCGTGTTTAGCCAGAGCTTCAGGCATATCACCCTTAGCCATTTTCTTCATGGCTGAGTCTTTCATCATCTTGCCATCTGGCATCTTGTGCATACCGCCAGCAGCCATCTTGACAACTTTAGGATCTGTACGACCTCTGACAGCTACGCCATCAGCACGTTTAGACACTGACCCGCCATGCTTCATGCCCGGAGGCATCATCGGAGGAGCCATTGGGGAAGACATTGGCGCAGCTCCCATCTTTGCGTCCAGTATCTTGCTGGCTAACATAGCAACAGTCTTCTTGTCTGCTGCACCCTTGCGCTTAACTGGGAATCCTGACATTCCACCTTTAGCCATTTTCTTCTCTCCTGTAGTTTCACTCAATAATTTGCCCATCATTCCACCCTCTTTGGCTCGTTTAGCTTCGCTCAAAGAGATGGCGATAGCTTGCTTCGGA